CCCCTACGCCACATCAAGCGAAACCAGAAACGCCACAGACAACGAACAAGCACTAAGCCTCAGCACTAACTGGAACAACACTGAAGGCGCGATGACAGCGAAGTTTATCGCGCCTCATGTAGCAGGTAGCGGAAGCCTTGGGGCAATCTTCGGGATTGGTGGTTCTGCAAGCAATGTTATCTATCATGAATCCGGTGCTTTAAAATCCACAGACGGAACTAATACTGCGACAGTATCAACCACATGGACAGCTGGTGATGAAATTGAGGTTGGTCTGAGATACACCACATCCGGTAATGAGTTGCAGATAGGTTACTCAGTAAACGGCGGCTCATGGTCTTGGGGAACAGCGGTTAATTATGACGGTGGCTTTACTTCAAGCACGAACATTGATCTGGCGTATCTCAATACAGGTATTGTCTACTTCACGGGGCTTGTTGCTCAGGACACAGTAGCAACAACCGCTGAGATCGAGGCAGGGTTGCCGGTTACAGGTACTGGCCCTGTCGCGGTCGGTTTGTCATCTGAGATGAATACGGCTCTCGCTATTTCCTGGCAAAAAAGCTTATCCGTTTCACAGAGCATCGAATCATCCAGTGCCCTGGCTTTGATCGCAGAAAAATCTCGCCAGGTGAATCAAGCGGGTGAGTCTGACGCTGGCCTGGCCGTTTCACGTTCAAAGCATTTACCAATTGCCCAGGGTGCCGAGTCAGATTCCGGTCTGGCCGTTGCTTATGGTCAGTCGACTCAGGTTGGCCTGGCCACTGAAACAGAAAGCTCTCTGGCTGTATCGCGCTCAAAACTGAAAGGTATTGGGCTGTCACAAGAAAATGACATCGCTCATTCTGTCGCTTCGGGTATGGCTGCAGCCGTTGGTCTCGCGCAGGAGTTGAATTCCGGCTTTACCGTAGCAACCACAAAAGCTTTACCGGTATCGCTTGCCAGTGAAGCAAATACAGCGCCTGGCATTGAAATATTCAAGTCTGTGTCGATTAACCAGGCTGTTGAAACTGATTCAGCTTACAGCGTGGCGGCTGCGCAAGGTTTTGTTTTGGGGGTCGCGCTGGACAATCACCAGGCATTGCCTGTTGAGATGTACAAAATTGCACCGATTGGGCTCGCGACTGAATCAGACATGGGGCTTGATGTTACAGCTCAGCTCGGGTCGGTTGTTCCGTCTGTTATTCCAGCAGCCAGATCATCGGCCCGATCCGAATATTCGTCCAGGCCCAGCTCATCCTATACGAGGCGGCACTAATGTTTTTGTCATTACCAGAATCGATTGTTGTATCTGAGCCTGCTGAAGAGCCGGTTACCAGGCAGGAAGCCAAGGATCGATTGAATATTACTGATGCGCTCGATGATTCTGATATCGATATGTTTATCCAGTCAGGCCGGGAAGAGGCTGAGTCGTATATGGAACGCTCCATTATTACTCAGGATCGCGCAATGGAATTCAATCATTTTCCGCGCGATCTTGAGATCTTGATGGGGCCAGTGCAGTCCGTTGTATCGATCACTTACCTCGATGCTGACGGGAATCTGCAAACACTGTCTACATCCAATTATACCCTGGTTGATGGCAAGAAAAAGCGGTCCTGGATATTGCGGGCTTCCGATGTTGATTGGCCTGATACCTATGATTCAGCCAATGCGGTCACGGTCACAACCCGCAATGGCTGGGGCAATGCTGCCAGTGTCCCGGCTAGTATTAAAAACGCGATCCTGATCGCCGTCGGTCACTGGGTACGTCACCAGGCGTCTGCTGAGGGTGGTGTGCCATTTCGCATGCCTCGCCAGTTTTACGATCTGCTGGATAAATACAAGGTAAAGCGTTTCTGAGGAAAAGATATGGCGCATGTAAGAAAGCAGTTGCGTGATGCGGTTGTGGCTATTTATTCAAACGCTCCATCTGAATGGGATGCCGAAGCCGTATATGGTCAGACTGAATCGCCCGAAAGAGATATCGGCAAACATGTTCTTGTGTTTATTGGTCGATCAGAAATCTCTGAAGAATTCAGTGAAGACGGTTCCGATCAGGAGCGGTTTATTGATCTGCATGTACGGGGCCGGATCGGGGCACCCAATAGTATTGATCAACATCAAGATGAAATTGATGCGATGCTGGTCGAGCTTGAAAGCAAGTTAACTGTAGAAGCTTTAAGGTCGCAGATTGGTCATAACAATATTTTTCTTGAGCTGACTGATGATGATGCCGGTGAGGCTGACGGTGAGCACGAAAGAACATACGCTGAGGCCTCCCTTGATTGGCGTGTGCATTTAATTACCAGTAAGAACGACCCTGAAACGTTGAGATAGGAGAAAGAAAAATCATGAGCACAAGTATTTGGAAAAATGTCAAAGTGGCTGTTCAGTCTGCATTGGCAGCTTCAGTGGCGGTCACTGCAATCAGTAAAGCTGACCCCGCTGTTTGTACATGCGCATCAGCTGCCGAACCCCCAAACGGCGAGTTCGTCCTGATGAAAACAGAGGGAATGAGCGAAATAAACTACCGGGTTTTCAGGGTGGCAGGCTCGGCTGATGGTAGTTTCTCGCTTGAGGGCGAGGACTCGACCAGCTATGACGATTTTGTTTCTGGAACTTTTGAGGTCATCACCTTCGGCAGTTCACTGGGCACGGTCCGTAGTGTCAATGCGAGTGGTGGTGAGCCTAAATATGAAGATGATTCGGATATTCATACCCTGATGGATTCAGAGGCGTTTTTCGGATTCAGTGTATTGAAGTATGACCTTGAGAATCGCTGGGACCCTGCGAATACGGCATTGATCGCATTAAAGGATGCTACCAGGGCGGGTGAAGATCTTGCGGTAAGATTCACCTTTGCCAATGGTCAGATCGCTGTGTTTTATGCTTCTGTCGGCTTTTCGCTGGCACCGGGTGGTTCGGGCGTAGTCACAACACCGGGAGCATTTGCCGCGAAAAATTTCCCAACCTACTACGCGAGTTAAGTTGTGAGTGCATTATCAGAAAAGATGCGTGCTGCGCGTCGTAAGCAGCACCCTATTGGTGGTCGCAATATTACAATACAGCGCCCGACCGAGCTGGAAATGACCGATATCTTTTTCAAGGACGGCATGCTCAATCCACACAACTGTCCACAGTTTGTTGTGGATTGGGATTTCAGGGAGATGGATCTGATGCAGGGAGGTACAGACGAGCCCGTCCCTTTTGATCGTGATGCTTTCATCGAATGGCTGGGTGATCAGAGTCATCAATGGCAATTACTGATTGATGCAGTGCTGGATGACTACAAAGCGTTTAAAGACAAAAAGGCGGTTGCTGAGGGAAACTGATAGCCTGGCTGGAATCGACCCAGACAGCGATTCCGCTAGGCAATGTTTCCTGGGAAACGGATCTGGCACTTCAAGCCTGGGGCATGATGGATGGTCTTGACTGGTCAGCACTTGATACTGTCTGCGATGTACTCGGGGTTGCTGATATTGAATTGCTGGTTCATCAGCTAATGACAATCAAAGGGTTCCAGGATGAGCGTTACCGGTTACAAAGAGCTGGCCAGGCAACTTAAAAAGCTACCCGTCAAGCTTGGCGCAAAGGCGTTACGCTCGGCTGCCATGACTTCCACAACACCTGTTGTTAAGGCGATGAAGCAAGCCGCGCCTCGCGGCAAGAAATTTCATAAAACCTACAAAGGCAATATTGCGGGTCCAGGGTATTTGTCTCGAAGTATTAAGCGCAGCTCTCGGATAAAGTCCGGAAGAGTGCGCGTGATGATTGGGGTGAAGAGAGAGGCTTTCTATGGCGTGCTTTTTGTTGAGAAAGGCACTAAGCCGCATGATATTCCCGATAAAACCGGGAAACAATATCAGCACTATGTGCCGCGTAGAAATGGCAAGGGGTTTTACCAGCGAGCCGTTTCGAAGCGCCGTAGCAGCGGATCATGGAGAAAGAAAGCCTTAAAGATTGGGAATCGCTATGCCGCCTCTGTCAAGCACCCTGGTGCCAGGGCGAAACCGTGGTTTGTTAAAAGCTTCGTAAAAAACAAAAACATCGTGCTCCGAAATTTCAAGCGTAATTTGCAACGTAACATAAAGAAACTTTCATAATGACTGATAGAATCGATCTCGCCAAAATGGTCGTTGCTCTGGAGGCTGAATCTGTTCAGCTTCGCAAGGAGATGGAAAAGGCCAACAAGCACGTAGATAACTTCAGAAAACGGGCAGAGCGTTCGACTGCTGCTTTCAAGAAATCATTTGCACTGCTCGGGGCAGCGATACCAATCGCTGCCTTGGCTGGCCTTACCAAGCACTCCATCGATTTTGCTGACGCGATCACGGATGCAGCAGAGAAAACCAACTTTGGGTATCGTGAATTACAAGAGTTGCGTTTTGCTGCCAGCCAGACCGGTGTTTCCATCACCGAGCTCGATGGCGGTCTGGCGCGTTTTACAAAGCGCCTGGGGCTTGCTCGTATGGGCACGGGTGCTGCAGCCGATACTTATAAAAAACTCGGCATTGATTTATCACAAACCAATCACCAGGTATTCAGGCAGGTTGTCGAAACCCTGGGTAACATGGAAAAGCATACTGATCGGTTGGCATTAACTACCAGGCTTTTTGGTGATGATGCGCAGCGCCTGGCACAGCTGTTCCGTGAAGGTAATGTCGGTCTTGACGGGTTTGCGAAAAAAGCACATGAGCTCGGCCTGGTGCTGTCTGATGATCTCATCAACAATGCTTCTGAGGCCAATGATCAATTTGCCATAATGAAGCAGGTTGTGAATGCGCAGACAGTTCAAATATTTGCTTCTCTAGCACCGGTTATCACTGAAGTAGGGCAGGCATTTGCTGATGCCGCCCCGGGGATCGCTGCTTTCTTTGGGAGTTTTGGTGATATTGATAATATGACCAAATCGGCTGCCGAGCAGGTAGCGAAAAGGGCGCAGGAAAATTACGATGTTTTTGAAAAGCAACTTAAAAGACGCATCGATTTAGATTCTGGGAATGTTGGCTTTTCTCCAAAAACGTTGCTTGAGCAGTTATTAATTCCATCAGAAGATGAGCTGCGAGAAGATCTGGCAGAACAGGAGAAGATTTTTAAAGAGGCGATTGCTCGCATTAAATCATTGGGTAGCGCCACGTCTTCAGGTGATAAGCCAATATTGCCGCCCGTTGAATCTTTGGGGCTCTCCGGGTTGTTTCAGGGGCCGAGTGGGTCTTCTAAAAAAAATGACCCATTCAAAGAAATGGAAAACGATCTCAAGGGTCTTGCTGATACCTATAAGAAGAACATGGAAGAGATCAGCAAAATTACAGCTGGCCTCGATCCGAGTATTCCGCTGCTACGAGAAATTGAGCGCCTTGAGGAACTGATATTTCTTTATCCTAAATATGAAGATGTGCTGACTGATGCGGTTTTCAAAAAGCACGAGGAACTGGATAAAATCAATGAGTCCCTTGATGACCAGGTTGATGAGTTCAAGGATTTGAAGCTGGCCGTTGAAGGCTGGGGCAAATCATTTGCTGATGCCCTGGCTGACGGTTCCGGAAACTTTTCGGATTTCATGTCTGATATATCCGATCAGATCACGCGGTTTGCTTTGCAAAGAGCCGTTGGTGATCCGCTCACGAAGCTGCTTGACGGTCTATTCAGTGATTTTGATTTAAGCAGTTTGTTTGGTTCTGGCGGATCTGCTGCGTCGGTATCAGCGGCCACACCAACGCTTGATGCTTTAAATGGGCTTGAGCTCAATGCTAAGGGAAATGTCTACAGCAGCCCTGGTCTTTCTGCTTATTCTGGCACTGTAGTCAATAAACCGACCATTTTTCCATTTGCTCGCGGGGCTGGCTTAATGGGTGAGGCTGGTTACGAGGGTATTTTTCCTCTGAAAAGAGGTCGTGATGGAAAGCTGGGTGTTTCAGCTGAAGGAGTTGGTGGCACGAATGTTTATATCAACATTCAGGAATCATCTTCTCGCGGCGGTGAAGTAGAGGAGCGCCAGACTGGTGATGAGTCGTTCATTACAGTATTTGTTGATCGCATAAAAAGCGGCATTGCTTCTGATATTCGTAATGGCAGGGGGGCAGTTACCATGTCACTCGAAAACACGTATGGACTGAACAGGGCTGCTGGAGGGTTTTCATAATGGCTGATTATCCAGCATCACTACCACGACCGCGTTCCGATGGTTATCGCTTGAAGCCTATAGAGGCGGTTGAGCGCACCAATATGGAAACCGGATCAATGCGCTCGCGTCGTCGCACCAAAGCGCGTAATGATCGTGTGTTGGTTTCATTTGCCTTTACCCGTAGTGAAATGTCTATATTTCGTGACTGGTTTGATGATGATACCACGGGTGCCGATGGTGGGGCTGCCTGGTTTAATATGGTTCTGGATATTGGTGATGGCGCTGCTGTTTCTCAGGAAACCAAGTTTGCAAAGGTTTGGGAAGCTCAGCGTAAAGGTGCATTGTGGATTGTTAATGCTGAACTTGAGGTCAGGTAATGACAGATACAGCATTATCAGCAGCCATCAAGGAAGCCTATGCTTCTGCGCCGAAAGGTGTGGTAATACATCCTACCCTTGAGATAAGGCACCCGTCGTTCGCCGCGCCAATTCGTGTGGTGAAAGATTTTGAAGACCTGACAGCCTATCTTGAAGCGGATGCCCCGGAAGATCCTGGTGCAGAGGTGACTTTCGTGGCTTTTGCTTTCGAGTTTACCAAGCCCGAAGTCACACCGGATGGCAGGCCGCAAATCACGGTAGAGATAGACAATGTTGATCGGCAGATTCTGACCAATATCGAACTGGCAATATCTGCCAGCAATATCACAGAAATTACTTATCGAGAGTATCTGTCAACTGACTTAACTGGGCCACAAACTGATCCGCCGATTCACATGTCTGTTACCGGTGTCGTGGCCAATCCTATGCGTGTCTCTATGACTGCAGGTTTCGGTAATCTGGCGAATAAACAGTTTCCTGGTGAAGTCTACGACGCTGAAAGATTTCCTGGCCTGGTGCAGCAATGAGCCATTGGGCTGCTGAATACATTGGTCAGCCATGGGTTAGTGGTGATTATGATTGCTGGGTGTTTTTCAGGGAGATACAGAAAAAACATTTTAGGGTTGATGTCCCTATTGTTGATATTGACAGCACAGACCTGATGCAGGTAGCCAGGCGTTTTCGAGACGATACAGAGAGAGGTCGCTGGAGGAAGGTCGGCACCCCTCAAGATGGCGATGCTGTTCTGATGTCGCATTCACGCTTTCCTTCGCATATCGGTGTATGGGTGGATGTTGATGGCGGCGGCGTGTTGCATTGCCAGGAAAGAACAGGTGTGGTTTTTCAGAAACAGCAGGATTTATTGCTCGGTAGTTGGCCAAAATTGGAGTTTTATAGATGCTCGCGCACAGTTTGACTGTTTCAAATCCGCTTGATCCGGTTGGTTCACGGCAGATAAGGCAAATAGATCAGCCTGTCACTATTGAATCAATGGCACCCGATACCGTGCTGCCATTTATCTGTTTGCGCAATGGCCAACCAATTATGCGCGATCAGTGGAATAAGTGTGTGAAGCATAATGATGTGGTCGTCTTTTCCATATTGCCGCAAGGTGGTGGAGGCAAGTCAGATCCGTTGCGATTGATTGCTATGATTGCGGTGTCGATGTTTGCTGCATGGGCAGCACCTCAGATGGCGAGCGCGTTAGGGGTAAGCGGAAAACTTGGAATTGCGGCGATAAAAGCGGGTATTGGGCTGGTCGGTAGCGCATTGGTTAATGCGCTAATACCGCCTCCGAGCCCGCCAACTCCAGCACAGACAGCGCAGTTAGCAGCGCCTTCGCCAACCTATTCTTTACAGGCGCAAGGCAATACGGCTCGATTGGGTGCAGCTATTCCCGTGCAGTATGGGCGTGTGAAATTTTTCCCTGATTTTGCAGCGCGTCCTTATACCGAATATGCCGGTAATGAGCAGTATTTGTATCAGCTTTTATGCTTAGGTGTCGGTGAGTTCAGTGTCGAGTCGATTAATATTGAAGATACCGCGATTTCCAACTTTGATGAGATTGAGTATGAAATTGTAGAGCCTAATCAGCCGCCGACCTTATTCCCGGCAAATGTCATTACCAGTGCTGAAGTTTCAGGCCAGGAATTAACTAATGCAGGCTATACCGGCCCATATACAGCCAATCCGGCTGACACGGATAGCTTGTATCTGGGGTTTGATGTAGTTACTCCGCGAGGTCTGTATTACGCTAATGATAATGGTGGTCTGGATGCGGTCAGTATTACTGTAAAGTTTGAAGCAAGGGAAATCGACGACACTGGTACGCCTGTTGGTAGCTGGGTTGTGCTGGGTACAGAAACACTCACAGGCGCAACGACAACACCGCAGAGAAAGTCATTTCGTTATGGTGTTACTGCCGCGCGTTATGAAGTACAGGCAACCCGCACAGACGCCAAGCAAACGAGCTCAAGGTATGGTCATGAAATCGTTTGGGCAGCAACTAGGGCCTACCTTAAAGAGACTCGTGATTATGGCAATGTGTCTCTGCTTGCTATGCGCATGAGGGCTACAAACAACCTGTCACAACAGGCTTCTCGACTAATCAATGTGATTGCCACGCGTAAAGTAAGGACCTGGGATTCAATCAATGGCTGGTCTGTAAATGCTGTCGCTGATCGCTCTATAGGCTGGGCCATTGCTGATATTTGTTCTGCAGATTATGGTGGTGGATTGGCTGATCATAGAATAAGCCTGGCTGAGCTGGAAACACTGAATGCTACCTGGGCAGCTCGCGGCGATAACTTCGATGCACGTTTTGACGGTTTTCAAAGCTTATGGGAAGGATTGCAGAAAATCTGTCAGGCAGGCAGGGCAAGGCCTTATCAACAGGGTGGTGTTGTACGTGTTGTACGTGATGAGGCTGTAAGTATTCCAGTTGGTTTTTTCAGCAACCGCAATATAGTTGATGGCAGTTTCAGTGTTGAGTACATGATGCCCACTGAAGAAACCGCCGATGCTGTACAGGTCAAATATTGGGATGAGAATTACTGGCAGCAAAGAAAGGTGTTGTGTCAGTTAAGCGGCGGAACTGCTGACAATACAACAGAAGTCGACTTGTTTGGTGTGGTTGATCGTGATCATGCTCATCGAGAAGGGCTTTACAGTGCGGCGGTCAACAAATATCGCCGAAAGGTCATTACTCTTGTCACTGAAATGGAGGGTTTTATTCCTTCATTGGGTGACAAGATTATCGTTTCACATGATATGCCTCAATGGGGCCAGAATGGCGAGTTGACTGCTATTGGAACAATAGCAAGTGATGTGGCGGATTGGTCTTTGGGTGGAGGAGCAACGCGTAGCTCATCGACGGCTGTTTGCCCTGATGGATCACAAACAGCGCATGATGTAGCTGATACTGGTTCAACTTATTCCTATGCGGCTTCATCAGATAATAAGCCGTACACAGAAGGCGATGAAGTTTCTGTTATTTTCTGGTTACTTAAAGATGAAACAGCGACACACTTTTGCTTGTTTGATGTTGATTTTTTAGGTGGTACGGCGAAGTCTTTAAGGTGTAATGTTGATATAACAGATGGAACTTATTTAGCTACTCCAAACGATTCAGGTGTAACAGGCTCAATGTCTGTAGAGGCTGATGGTATTTGGTGGAAAATATCAATAACGGCAAAGTGTTCTGGTTTAAGTAATAATAATTATAGATTTAAACTCTTCCCTGCTGTTGGTGTGCAAAC